CAAGGCTGATTCTTTACGAGCCCACTTGGATGTGTTGTAGTCTGCATATCCACCTTTAGATGTTTTGGCAATGCGGAAATCCAGGCCACGCAACATGTCAGTTGGCAATTCTTCCAACTCAGGATCCATCAAGGCACCTTTGATCAAGGTAAACAACTGAGGTCCAATGATGAACTTGCGAATAGGATTGTCTGGTGTTTTGTCGTCGCCAATGGGATTCTCACGTACAAAGCCCTGGAAAATATAACTGCGCTTTTTCCAGTACTTGCGACCCATGTCTTCAAGACTCTTGTCCTTGAACCATGTGCGTACTTCTGCCAAGATTGGGCAAGCATCGCCCCACATCTCAACGCATGGTACTTGAACCATGACTTGTTTTGAATCCATTTCACCTTTGACGCCATTGAATGGCAGTCGAATCATTGCTCGCTCTGCCCAAAAGAATGTGTTTTTTGTGTTACCGTCTGGCAGGAAACGAAGTACAGCTTCTTTGCCTTCTTCCATGTTCCAGTGAGGGTAAATTGATTTGTCGCCGCCTCCGGTGGATTGCCCACCTTTGTTGCTGTCTGCGGCCTGTAGCCGTGCGCGGATTTCTGCTAATGATGCCATATTGTGTTGCCTTTCTTGTGCGTTAATATGATTTTAAAAATTTAAGATCTACTTAAATGCTGCCTACAAGTTATTATAACACAGCTTGTCTGTGTTTCCTACCACCAAAGGTAGCGAACTTTGCCTATCTAGTTGCTTACGGAAGGGCATGCCACTACACGCTCTTCTTTGTTTTATTTAGTTGACTCAACACAAAAGACAAATTATTTTTGCCTAATTTCTATGTAATAGATTTGAGTGTAGTGATCGGGGGTGTAGTGTGATGGACTATCAAAAACATCTGTTATTTCCAGACCAGCAGATTCTATGTATGCTGCAAAGTCTTTTTCTCGATTCAAGGAGCCGGCTTGATTCTCCTGAAGCAGAATAACACCGTTGGGTGCCAGATGCTGTCCGATATTTTTGAAGAACTCCTGATGTGCCAGCCAATCCTGATCCACTGCTATACGTTGATAATGGTCGTTCCCGGGACATGCAAGAAAATGTGGAGGATTGGCCACAACCAGATTGAACATTTCGTGATCAGGCAATCCTCCAACTGTGCCTGTTGAATAGGCGCTGACATTTGTCAACTGATGTATTTTTGCGGTTTCTTGGACTCGTGCAATTGCATCAGGATAGATGTCGCTCACACACAAGCTGCGGCATAGCCCATGATCCAACAAACCGAATCCTATGAAAGCTGGTCCAGAGCACCATTCATAACAGCGTTCAAATGTCTGGTTGGAATAACGCTGTTGAACAATGTCTATGTATTCTTGTCCAAACCAGGTGCCACCACCGTCCATCCAACTGTCATGCTGCACCCGATATTGATTTGGGCCTGTGGTAACAAAATCCATCATAGTCTCCTTGGTCTATTGGGCTCTCGCCATTCCAGCAGGTGATCTGTTGCTTGTTGATTGCATACTGCCATCCAGTCCAGAGTAGATTGACTCAGCAGACCTGGTGCAACTTTTTGCAAATACTCCACGTGCTCTGCAGGAGTGGGATGAAAGTCTCTTTGCTTTGGATCAAAGTTGCATTTGATGCCAGGGCGTGATTTCCAAGCGCCGTCGAACACTGTGTCCAGCACACTGGGCCCAATCAAGTCCAAAATGTTTTTGTAAAGTTCTTGAACGTCTTGATTTTCTTGTTTGACGTCATCGGGGTTGTAGCCTAGACCGTTATGTTCATTGGTATGTGCAAAAGGAACCATGCTCAAGAATTTGTATTTGCAACCCCAGTGATCCAGTAGCTGCTTGGCTGCTGCAATATTGGCAAGATCTCTGATCAGATACCCACGTTCGCATGCAAACTTCTTTACATATTCCGCAGGCAACGAGCTGCCTGCTGACCAATACACATTGCCACCTTCTAGCCAACGCTCACCAACATAACGATCTTCCCGGCTGGTATTGGTCCACATGATCCAGACTTCGTCATCAGAATTCAACTGGTTACGTTGGTTACATTCAATCAGGCTCCAGAGTATGTAGCTGTTGCCGGCGCCGCACAGACCCCAATTTTCAAAGTGATCAAATTCTCGACCCAGAGCATCTGCCCAGGTGGGCCAACGCCAGTATTGTGTAAAACTACACCCAAGTGTAAAAAGTCTAGACATGGTATTTTCCAAAATTTTCTAGTGATTTCCAGTGCTGTTCAGACACTGGCAGTTGTTGTTCAAACCAGGTTCTTGCAGTGTTCCAGTCTTTGATCGACGAGTGTTCAAAATGACTAGCAACACAGCGGCCAATTGGCAATGGGGTATGATAGTATCTATGCCTAAACACTTCTATCAATTGAAATTCGCTCATGATCATGGTTTGAGATTCTGGATCAAACGCTACCAATCGATTCTGTTCAAACAGCTCATGATGCAAGTCAAATAGTGATTTGCCATGTAGAGATTCCACATGTGCTCTTAGCCCTTGCAGCAGATCCCGTTGTAGCAGTCTAAAAGGAACTGAACTTAGACACCAGTATTCATCTTTGTTTACCACCCAGGGCTGATCGGTTCCAAGCATGAATTCAACATAAAATCGATTGCCTACTGTGATTGGATCAGGAAGGTTGTTCACAGTTGCACTGATAGTGTCGAGTCTAATATCTTGTGTGAATACCACATCAGCATCCACCAGCAACCAGCGATCACCGGTGACAAATTGATCTAGATAAAGTTTAACCAACTGTTGTCTAAACCAACCCCCGTTCCTCAATCGACCCTGTCCAACAAAGTCACTGAACTGATGAAAGGTAATGTCCATCTCAGGAAAACACTGCGTGATGTATTGCTCACAATCGGTCACATACGTGGGCCAGTGTTGGATATCAAAATCATCAATGATGATGTCAATAGGAAAACCTGCGGCATACTGTTGTATGCTATGCAGGCATCGGATTTGAGAAAAAAAGTATCCCGGAAAGGTTGTTAATGCAATACGATCAATATTCACGTATTACTTACCATGCGCCAGTTTCTTGAGTTGACTTGGTGTATCAGTTTTTCTGCGACAAGAGCAAAGCTAGAGATTTTATTCTAGCTAGATCGGATTCATACATGTCTGTGTAGTCCTCTTCATTAACCGGTGCTGCTGGTGCTGGAGGAACCAGGCTACGGAACTGAGCAGTGCCCTGTGCAGTGAGTGGATAGCCGCGTAGACCATCGCGTTCTTGTCCTGCTTTGTTATACCATTTACCGTCGGGTCCTTTTGTCAATGGTTCTTTTGTTTGATAATCCTTGGGAACAAATGGTTCAGATGACACTGCCGGTTCAGGTGCAGAAACAGTTTGGGCACCGCCTGCTGCTCTTCTGGCCAACTCTGCCTTGGCCTGGTCTTGACTAATCATCCAACGGCCCGGAGCGCCAGATGCTGCCTTTTGCAAGTAAGCATCGCCAAAACTTTCACCTGCTTCAGATAGTTTAAGTGAAGCCAGAGATTTTATTCTTGCCAGATCAGATTCATACATGCCTGTGTCCGGATCTTCTTTTACAACACCCGGTTGCTGTGCTTGAAACGCTGCAAATTTTGTTGGGTCGACGCCGCGGGCCGCGGCAATTGCAGTGGTCGGCAGCAAGGCATTGGGATCTGCATTGGGATCAGCAGGAGTTGCTGTTGTGGTACGAATACCTGTAACATGATCTTGTTCAGCACCTACCTTGCCAACACCCAAATCGTAACCCACTGTGGTTTTAAGTGGGCGACCTTGTGCATCTACTTTGTTTGTGGCCTGCAAGGGTCCTTGTTGGTAGTCTGTAGTTTGGCTACCATCAGCATGCTGTGTTTGTTGCACACCTGCAAGCCGTGGACTCACTGTATCTTCTGCAACATCTTGTTCTGGTCGAATGATCCAATGATAAAAATCTTTATAATTGTCCAAAGTTGCACGTTCGCCGGTGTTTGTATAGTCCGTCTCAAGAACAAAAATGTTCGGAGCAACTTTTCTTAAACGATCGCCAGTATCAAAGATGTCATCAAAATGATTTTGAATAAGTTCTGTTGCTTCAGCCGGAGTGTTAACTTTGCCCATGTCTTCTACTACTCCGTCGGAATCAACAAACATAACTTTATAATTGCTATCAAATAGATCGCTTTCGGCTACGGCTTGCGGTCCAGGAGCTATTTGTGGCGCAGCAGCGTCAGCAGCAGGAGGTGGTGCTGGTTGAGCTGCAGGAGCGGCTGCGGCTTCTAGATTTTGAGCCAGTTCGGCAATCTCAGCAAATCCATCTCGATTACGATCGATCCAGGCCATGACCAAGGGAACAGCATCTGCGTCAGGATCTTCTTCGGCCAGTTCTTCCAGTTGATCAAACAAGTTATCGTCGCCAATGTAGTCACCCAACACATCTTTGGCATCAGCGGCATCTGGGCCAACTGGATGCGGTTCACTCAGCCACATCTTGAGCTGATCCATTTTTTCCGGAGTGTCCGGCAAGGCCCAGGTACCTTCAACCAGGTTGTTGGCCCAGGATTCGAATATGTCTGCTTCTTTCATGATTTGTGCTTCCCGTTGTATCTTTGCCAGCATGGGCAAGGCTGATTCTATTCTAGGATCAATGCGTATTTCTGTAAACAAGCCCTTGAGATCTTCCACCACCATGTCAGTTTCTGAAATCTCAGCTGGCTGCCAAGATTCAAAATACTGTGCGTATCCGCGATGGTGTGCAATGTTCTTGAGATTGCGATTGAGATTGTGATAGTATTCGTTGGTTTCTGTGATCAAGTCAGCAGCAGCACCTTCAAACACACGGCCTTGATGTGCTCTGCGAAACTGACCCAGTGTGGTGATTTGACTCACTGTTTCACTAATGTGCTGTCCACGAAAATCATAAGGATTGCCGCCTTGACGCACATGTTCCAGCATGGCTCGTCCACCCGACAACTTGCGGAATGGCAGTCTAAAACGTTCGCCCAGGGCTGTTTCAATAAACAAACTTTCCACATAGCGGAAACGAGCATCGTTCTCGTCCAGCACCTTTGAATGTTTGATCATGAGTCTAGCTTCGGTTGCCAGGCCCGAATAGCTAATTTTGCGTGTGCCGTAAAAGCTCTCTGTCAGGGCTGCTTGTCCTGCAATAGCATACTTGAGCCGGCTCATGTTTTCCAAACTAAATCCACCACGCACCTTGCTGGTGCGGATGGCAAAATTTTTCAATTGTTCCAGAAAGCCTGAGTTATCAGTGTCCGGATCGCCATACCAGGCCAGTTTGTCTTCTGGGTCCATGGTACGACCAAGGTTGTCTCCAAAGTACACTGTCATGCCACCTGATTGATCCAGCAGGATCACCATGGTTCCGTAGTTCTTGCCAGTGGGACCAATCCAGTCAAAACTAAACATGTCTGCTTCGTTTGTGTCAGGTATGCCGCGACTGTTCACTGCTGGTTTACCAGTTTTGGTGCTGAGTGCGTTGACGTCAAAATCACGTGTGATTAACAGATCGTTGAGTTCGCTTGAGATTGAA